ATCTACTCCGCTGTCGCGCAACTGCAAATTACCTTGATAATATGCCTTGTCCTTATTGTAAAACAAAACATCGGCGTCTGGGGTCTGGCTACCAAGTAAAATATCGTCACTCATGGCGTGTAGCCTCCGCTAGTCAAAAAGTTCTGCAATTTGTCGCAAAGGCTAACTACCACATCGCCAGCAAAATCGGTAAATTTCAAGAACCTAGAATCGGGTATTAAATCGTGGCCGTTCTTGAACTTGTCGCGGCCAATAGAAAAATCCCTTACGGATCCGTTAAAGGTTACATCGTTGCCCGAAACGGATTTTGTAAATTCTAGAATTTCATCGCCAACAATATTAACATCGCCAACGTTGCCAGCCGTTGTAACGTTTTCGCGGCTCCAATAAAGGGCGTGGAAAGCGTCATAGCAATAAATATCGTAGGCGTTTGACGAATCGGCAATTATTACCGCCATTCCCTTTGAATTTAGCGGAACTTCAAACGGGTTGTTTGTCCCGTCAAAATCGGCTTTCGTGATATACTGCAAATGGCTATTATGGTAAAATACCTCTATATGGCCGCCAACCAGCGGGCGACCGCTTTCGTTCACAAATTGAAAAGATGGATCTAACAGGTAAGCCAAAGCCATAACATAAGCCCTTTAACCATAAATTAGTTTTTTGGCGCTTTCTCTATAAGCGCTTCAATCCTTGATATAGCTACATTTATAGATAATAGCGTTTTCTGTATCTCGTTGAATTGTGCGTTTGTTTCTTTCTGTTGCGCTTCCAATGTCAATACGCGATATTCTAAAAGCTTAAAGTTTTGTTCGTTGCTTTCTTTGGCCTTTGTAACGCCGTTGGTGCAAACAAGGTAAACGCAAAACGCGGCTATTAGCCCGCTTGCTCCGCCATACTTGGCTATAAGTTCTAGTAACTTGTTCATTTGATAATCTCGCTATAGGCATCTGCTCTGTAAACCTTTTCGGCAATAAGGACAATTGAGCACAAGTCGCCGTCACTAATTCCGCTATGTGAAACGGAAATTAAATCTGATGTGAAAGAACCATTGAAAAGGTCCTTTAATGCCGACAATCCTTTTCTATACAATACGGAATAAATACAACCGGCTACATTTTCGTAAGTATTTTGGTTTAGGTCTGTTCCGTTGTTATCATAATCCTTAAGCATTGAATAGCTACCTAATGTTTTATGCGGATCGGTTGTTGCCAATATATCCCTTGTAGTGTTTTCGCCAAACGAAAAGAAAAGGTCATTGATGCTTACACCAATCAATTTACAACTATTGTCATTTTGTGACCTTTGTAGCAAATAACGCTTTACTCCGCTTGGTATTTCAGCCCCGTAAGAATACCAAGGAATACGCAACGCAAGCTTTATGCTTTCTTCTGCCTTTTTCGTTCCCGTATTATTCTTGTATTCGTAATTACCTATATTAGAATAGTTCCAGCTAACAGAAGAACTAATAAATTCTCTTGGGCCATCTTTTATAGTGTTGTTTGAGAAAACAGAATTAACAAAAGTTTGGTTAGAACTATTGCCACGCAAATACAAAACAGCGCCATTGCTTATAACATTGTTAGTGAATGTTATGTTAAAAGTGCTACTAGAATAAAGACTAATATCTCTATAAATTAAGCAATGATCAAAAATAGCTACCAGTCCCGCTGTTGGTGGAGTTGTTAAACCATTAGCAATACCACAATTTAAGAAATTAAATCTTTTAGCTACTATAGAATCACCCGAAAAATCGGAATTAGACGCATTAATTGTAGCGTTTTGTATTGTACCGGAATTGTTACGAACAATAACCAAAGAAGAATTTCTAACTTCCCAACTTGACAAAACATCATTAGGGTTTAATTCCAAATGGTACATCTTTACGTTTTCTAAAACAAAAGATGTTTTTTTATTACCATTTTTATCAATAGGAAAGGTTGTCAAATTTGAAAAAATTGCGTTAATAACTTTGGTAAATGGGAATGGATAGTAAAGGCCACCGCCATAGCTTGACCAGTCAAGGCTACAAGTTTTTCCCTGCAAATCTAGCGTAGTGTCGCCAAGAACCATTTTAAAAATTACATACTTGTTAACGCTATTCCAGCTATCCAAATCAGAATTACAATTTGTAAACCAAAAGTCACCTATATTTCTATCTGTCAAAGACGGATCAAAGAACGAACCTTTAATTTCGCAATCGGTAAACGAGCAAGCGTGTTTAATCTTTCCAAGACTTTCAATCTTGCAATTTGTAAGCGTGTATCTTTCGTTTTCCAAAAGCAAGTTAAACACTACTTCTTTTCCGCTTAAAGAAATATTAGGCGTTGTCCCATAGCAATTAAAAGAAGCGTCATAGATATATTTTTTGTTAGCCGTAATTGTAGGCGGCCAATTGGTGTTAGAAAGGCTTTCGTTATTCTCAAAATAGCCCGTCCTAATCGTTTCGCCTTTTACGCTCCAAGTTCCGTTATATGTTGCATCGTGCAAGACAAACGGAACTTTCTTCTTTAGGTTTTCTTCTGAAACAAAGTTTAGCGTTGCGCTGGTGGCCGTAATAAGCTTTACACCATCGGCGGCAACCACTTCGCTATTTACAATTAGGTTTGTCAATAGATAATAGCTGTAAGTGTCGCTGTACAAGTCGGGGAAAACAATTTTAAGCCCGTATTTCAGCGCGTAAGTGTCGGCGCGCTGGATAGCGTAGCTTTGGTTAATGCTGGTTTCAGCGGCTGTCTTTTCAGCAAAACATCCAGCGTGTCGCACATCAAAGCCAATTTTAGTAAAAGTATTTACCAGCAACCAGCGGCCAACGGAAATACCCGTAACGGCCACAATATCCACGCCATTTGCGGTTTTGGTGCTTAAGTTATCCCAATAGTAGAAAACGGGCTGGCAATCTCCCAAGGCGTTATAACCGCCCAAGCAAACAAGCGTCTTTCCAGCGGTAACACCCACGTTAGCGGGGTCTGTTTCCTGTAATTCCGCCATATTTGAAACCAAATACGGGCTATCTGTTTTAATGTCAACGGCAAAAGTCAAGTACAGGTTGTTAAACGAATATTGGTCCAACCAATTGTTTTCTTCGCTGTCTTGATCCATTTCGCCGTTACCAATATACTTGAAAACGTAAATGGTGTAATCGGTATCGGAAAGGAAAATTTGCTGGTCGGGTCGCCCGTTGATGTTAATAAGCACTTCTGGATTTATAGCCACATAATCGTTATGTTCGCTATCCCAAGCGTAAACAGGTTCTGGCGTAGTTGTTCCCTTACGGCAAAAAACAAGCTTACCAATAAGCAAGTTTCCTTCGTTGTCGTGGATCTGTTCGTAATTGTCAAAGTTACGCATTATAAACCCTCGCTTTCCTCGCTTTCAAACGGGAATATATAGCCCTGCATTTCTTCTGCTTCTTCGGCCTTTTCCTTATCCTCTTTTTCTTTCTTTCTATGTTCCTCAATATCGTAGAACGGAGAAACAAACGGAGAAACTGCACCAAGCAAACCACCGCCCCTTGTATCGCCATATTTGTTTGACGCCCAATTTACGGCACCGCCTAAAAGCATTTGACGGGTTGCGCTTTTTTCAGCGGCCCTCTTTAGCTCTGGGGTCATAAATACGGCTTCTTCTAATACGGGCGCCCAATCCGAATTTTTAATAGCGGTTAAAAGGTTGTTTGTCGGTGCAAATTCATCTTTTACAAAAGTAAACGGGGCGTTTTCTCCCATTTCCCTATTTGCAAGCTGTATAGAATTTCTTTTTTCTTTAGGCAATGCCGCAAAATATTTTTTTGTGGCTTCTGCTAAAGGTACACCATCACGCCCTGCAATTTTAGCTATACCTTCTGCCGCTTCGTTCAGTTCCGTTCCAATTTCATAAATTGGGTTAATGCTTTGATATTCCTTTAGTTCCGCTGGCGTCAAATTGGCTTCAACATTTCCAACGCCGCCGCGGTTTTCAGCTTTGATAGTTAAATCTTTCTTTCGGGCCATCTTTTGACCCAAAGTTTTATTAAATTCTTCAAATGTAATAGGAACATTTACATTTTCACTTTCTCCAAAAGCCTTTTCTAGTCCTTTAGTGTCTGCCCGTCCGCCCTTTACTCCGCCCAAGCGTCCAGCCTTCATAAACTGGCTACGAATAAAAGTTGGAACAAATAGATTTGTTAATCCACCTGCCAAAGCATCGGTAGTGTTAAAGTTTGCCCTAGGGCCTTCATCGTAAAGGATAGCGTCCGCCGTTTCAAACAGGATAGGATTTGCAAAGGCGTTCAAGCCAGTTCCAATTGTCAAATTCTTTATGCCCTTTTCTGCAATCTTTGAACCAATAGCTCCCGCTTTTTCTGCTACCTTCGGTGCAAACTTCCCCAAGGCCCTTAAACCAAGTTGACCCGCTTTTGTTGCTGGGTTTATAGTGTACATCAAGTTTTCGCCAGTATCCAATAGAAGGTCTTTTGCCGTAACATCGCGGCCCTCTCTAACCGCTTCAATTCCACGCGGGAAAGCAAGACCCAAGGCCAAAGCGCCCGCCCTTTCAAATGGGCTACCCGTTGTTTCACCTTCTGCAATCTGGCGGCGCGTTTCCTTTATTGTTTCATCTTGCAAGCGCTTGTAAAGTTCTTGTGTAGTAAGTCCGTTGGCTTTTGCAATAGCTTCTAATTTAGCCTTGTCCAAATTAGGGTTGTTTTGCCAAAATTCTTCTTTTCGCTGGTCCAGTACATTTGCTCCGCCCTCATCGGCAAACATTTCGGCAAGCTTTTCTTTCCCGCCCTTCTTATATTCGGGCTTCTTTCCAAGGGCCGTTTTACGTAATTCGGAACTCTCGGGCAAAACGGGCAAAAGCCCGCGAATCTCACCGCCACGGGCGCCGCCCTGTCTAAAGGTGGCGTAAATGGATTTTCTAATTTCGCTTTCGTCTTTCTTTACAAGATCGTTTGCGAAATTCTTTAAGAACTTCTTTTGGCGAGCGTTCAAAGACGGGACTTTGGACAAATCCAATATTTCAGTAATGACTTTCAATTTATAATTTTGTTCAGCCATTATTCACCCCCGAAAATATCCTTATACGCCTTTTCGTAAGCTTCTTTTTCCTTTTCATTTAGTTTATTAAACCAAACGAAAAATTCTGCTGGATCTTGGCTTTTCGCCTTGTATAGGTTGGCTTTGTCTTGCTTTGACTTTTCTTTACTTTCCGCCTTTTCTTCATCAGTAATATATTTAGTAGCCTTATCACGCAAAGATGTAAGTTCGTCCAGCTCTGAACCTTTAGCTGTTTTTCTCATTTCGTCAATGTCAGCAATAAAAGCGGCCCTTTCTGCTTTTGTCTTGAATCCGTTATTATACCTAATTGTAAGGTCATTTATTTGGCCTTTAATGGATTTTTTAGCGCCATCGGTTTCAACTTCTGCCGTTTCGTCAACAATAGTTTCTTCTTTTTCAGTCGGTAAGCTATATTTGCTTATATCACCGCCTGCGCCTTCAATGTCAAGCAAAGCCCGCTTCATATTGTTTAAAGCATCGCTTTTCTCTCTATCCGTTTTGGCATCTTCAAAAGCATTTCTGGCATCGTCTAAATCAAGTTCAGCTTTTTTAATCAAGCTTTCCTTAATTTTCCTTTCGTCAAGTTCCGTTTTCTTTGCCATCGCTTCGGCTTCTTGCTTTCTAATAGCCAATTCCCTTTCGCGGGCTTCGGCTTCGCGCGCCATTCTTTCGCGGCCCTCTTTAATAGTCCTGTAGGCATTAAGCCCGCCAATATCGCCCGTTTCTACAAACCTTTCAACTGCGGCTTTATATTCGGGGTCGGCAATGTCTGGCGCGTTCTCCATCATTTCGCGCCTTTCGTTTCTAGCCTTTCTTTCCAAAGCGTAATCAACGGCGCCACCAACAGAAGCGCCAATTTCGCCAATACCCCTAGAAATATCTTTTCGGACTTCACGAGCGGCGGCTTCGCGTTCGTCAGCCGCGCGCCGTGCCGAAAGAATAAAGTTTGGATCCAGCATCAAACGAGAACCGCTATAAACTCTAGCCATAATAAACCCCCGTTACACCAAGGCCAAATTTGCTTGGTTAATTGTTGCGCGTTTGTTCTCAAGCAATGCCAGCAAATCCGCCATATAGTCGCTTTCCTGTTGCTGTTGCTGGCCAATTGCTCCGCCTAGCATTGATATACGGCTTTCAGTTCCAGCCCTTTCAGCGTCAAGCTTACGTTGCATCTTGTCTATGTAGTCGCTCCATTCGCTATAGGCTTGCTGGCGTTCTGCCCTGTATTCTTCATTTGCCAAGCGCTGTAATTCTTCGTCCTTTGCCGCCACGCCTTCGGCAATGCCCAAGGCTGCACCCGTTCCGCGTCCAAGTCCAGCACCTGCCGCGCTATGCTGGATCCTGTCGGTTACGCTCTGCAAAATCTGGTCGCGGTTTTTAACCAAGAAATCTTCGCGGGTTAAAGGCTTACCGCTTTCGTCTGTAAATTCAAACTTTTCTATATCCGCCCCATATTCGGACGGGTCAAAATTTTCAAGCAAACGGGAATATTCGCTAATCATTTGCGGGGTAGCGGTTGCGATCTGGTCGCCGCGCCATTTTTCCAGCATTTGTAGCATTTGATTATAATCGCTTTCAGTTTGACCTGCGACCTTTTCAACCCGCTTTTTTGCTTTCTTTGCGGCCTCGGCTTGCTGGTATCTGTCATAGACGCCAAAGCCAACATCAGCCGTTCCTTTAATTCCGCCTTCTATAATTTCTGCAATCGGTGCCGCCATAATAGCCCCCTATTTTAAAATTCCTATGGCGGCTTCTCCCGCCGTTAAAGTTCCGTTAAACTCACCACCGCCCAAAAGGTTCAACTTGTAGCAATCCACGGGCGGTGTAAAATTGCAATTTTTAAAAGCCTTGACAAAAAGCATATTTCCAAAAACCGCCCAAGCGTAATTCTCGTTTACTTCTTTTCCGTAAGAACCGCGCAAAGCTTCTGGCAATTCTACAGACGGCGTCCAAGGTGTTACTTTCTCAATCATAGCCTAGAACTCCATAGCATCGCCGCCAAACTGGATCCCCATAAGCGCAAACGGGCAAGGTTCCGAACAACTAATTTCTAGCGTTAAGAATTTTCCAAATTCGCCTATCCAGAACATAGTTTCGTAATCGTATTGACCTATACGGCCAATCGGAACTTGTTCAATGCTGGAAAAGGTGGCGCCATCAAACGAATAGCGAATAGTAATTTTGGCGCTTTCCGCTATTGCTTGGTTTTGTCCGTTATTAGTGAATATTTGAACATAGTCGCAAACAAAGTTCATATAATCGGACAATATAACGCCGCCTACGCGCTTTTTCAAAATCAAGTTTCCATCGTGTTCTGTAAACTTGTTCTTGTCCAGAACTACACAGGCGTTTTCATCTGCAAAAAGGATTTTCCCGTTTTCGTTCATCGTGGCGAAAAGGTAACGCCATTTTTCCAAAGCGTTCATCTTTCCAAGCGTTGCGCGCTTATGCCAAACGCCAGTAAGGAAATCGTAAACCAAAGTAACGTTTCCATCGGGGAAAGTCAATGCATAGAAAATATGCTGTTTTTCCTGCCACATCTGGCCTATGGCGTCCGTTTGTGTCGCCATATCCTCAATAATGTTTTCAATTTCAATAGTAGAAATTCTTTCGCACTCAACGCCGCCGCGGTTCACATATACGCCGTTATTTCCAACATCGGAACCGCCCAACCAGCATACAACGGATCCAAGACCACAAAGCGAATTTACCGCCTTAATGCCTATGTTTTGCGCCGCCGTGTCTGGGCTGTTAAACGGGTTATTTACATCGTTGTTATATTGGAAAACTTGGAAAGACCTAGAACCGAAAGTAAATAAACGAGATCCATTCGCAAACAAAGCTAAAGTGTTGTCAGGCTGCCATTCGGAATAGGTAACAAATCCGTAATCCTTGAAAGCTATAGTGTCAACGCGGAAAAGGTCATAATATTCTGGGTCGCTTTCTGCGTAAGTTTCAAACGGATATTGATAGCTAGTATAGAAAGCGTCAGTTCCAGAATCGTTAACCACCAAATAGCCGTAAAGATAGGCGCAATGGGTAGGCTTGATAAAAATATTGTTCGTATTGACGCGTAAAGGTAGCTTAATTGTTCCGTGGTCTAAAAATTGCTGGCGCTGGTTCAGAACAGAAACACCAGTATTAACCGCGTAAACATTCAGCCCGTCAACAATGATTAAATGCGGGTGTGCGCTACCATAACCGCCAGTTTCACAGAAATGGCAAACGCCGCTATTGGTTGCAAGCGTTCCAATTTCTATAGGGTTGTTTTCTTCAAGCAAGTAAAGCTTGTTACCCCAAACGCCGTAAGTCTTTTGAACTTCTGGTTCGTTGTTTCCATTGTAGGCGCGTGAAACCTTGAACATACCGCGCGGCGTTCCTACAGGTTCGCAAAATGTACGGCACCCGTCAATAGAACGCATTATTAGCGTAAAAGCCTGTTCTGTTGGGTCTTTTTCTTCAAGGTACATATTTACGGCATCGGAAAGGCCAACCTTTCTAATATCGCTACGCTTTACGCCGCCGCAAATGTTAGTTATAAACTTTTTAGCCATAACCTATGCACCGAAAATAAAGGATCCACTTTTAAGCATTTCTTGATTAAATACGCGCCCGCGCGGGGTACGGGTTAAAATCCTGTTGTCGGCGTTGTTTGCCTTTAGCTGTTGTTCCAGCGCTTCCAACTCGGCCCGTAATTCGTTGCGCTTGTCTGGTGTAGCCCTCGGCTTGTCTATAGCCATCTTAAGGGCAAGCGCCCTCGTCAAAAGTTCGGTGTAAACAATAGGCAAATTAACGGCATCGTCTATGCCCAGTTTAATTTCCACATTGTAAACAAGTTTTACACGCTTTTTCAACTGGGCAAATCTAGGCTTTAGGTAAAGTCTAAACTTGTTTTCTGCTATAGGCTGGTAAGAATAGGTATAATCCGAAAGCGAACAATCATAGAAAGTTTCAAGCGAAACAAAATTTAACGGGTAGTAATCTGGGGAATTGTCCGCGCGGTAGTAAGCCGCCTTAATATCGGTAATTCCAGCGGCTGGAATATCCACGCCGTTAATTTCCAATTGTTCAGCGTTGCCTTCAAATTCAACTTCACCGCGATAAGCGGTAATAAAATTGTTGTCTGAATATTCGCGCAATATGCCGCAAAACCTAATATAGGCATCTTCAACTAAAGAAGGCTGGGCGCCTTGCTTTCTGTTGGCCAGCGTTGCGCGGCTCAAAGCTTCTACGATAATGTTTCTTACGCTAACCATACTAAAAATTTTCCTCTAAACATAAATTAGTTTTTTCGGGTAAAACGGCCCTGTTTACTTGCTTTACCTTGTGTAGGTACGGGAAAAGGTCAGCTATCCAAAGGCTAGAAATCTGCCTTACAATCCCGTCCATTCGTAGGCGCCTAATATGCTTTCTAATAACACCACAAGCGGCGCTGTTGGCGCAATACATACAATAGCTATAACTTTTGGCAAAGTCCTTTTCGTACTTGTACGGACAAATTCCAATAATAGTTAATGCAATTTGCGCCCGCATTTCCGCTTCTAGGTCATATATTTTTTGTGGATCGTATATAAAAAGAAAACGCCGCATTTTAGGCGTTCTCAAAATTATGTTGGCGAAATTCTGGGCATAAAATCCCAATTCTTCATTTTCGGCTGGTGTTATAACACCGCTTTTCTTCGCTGTCAATAACTCCGTTAGCCTTTTGCTTGATATTCGTTTTAATTGCATTGTTTGGCCCCTTTTAATGAAATATAAAAAAGGTGGACGGCTTTTATACCGCCCACCCCTCGTTTTAGGAGCCAATCAAGCAATAATTACTTAATCAGAACGTAAGCACAAGCGCGCGGCTCAACAATACCAGCCATAGACACAATGTCAAAGCGGGTAGTGTTTTCCATAGAGGAAAGATCCACAAGCTTGTTCTTATGGATAGTTACGCCGTTGACAGAACCCTTTTCGTAGTCGGCGCCTTCGGCGTCAATGCGGTCAAGGGTTTCAAATTCAAAGGCACCTTCGGCACGGAGCATACCAGCGAAATAGATACCAGCGGCGGGAATTGCAAACTTTGCGCTGTTAAAGTCGGTAGTTGCAATAGCGGAGCCGTCAGCCTTGGAAATTTCGCGGGTGCCAGACTTGGCGGTCATATCCACGGCACGGACAACAACGCTGGCCGTGGTAGCGCTGGATGCAACGGACACGTTAGCGGTAACAACGAAAGCGTGGAGGTTGCCCGTAACATCGCCAACGCAATCGCAAGCGTAGCAACCATCAACCCAAATAACGCAACCGCGCGGGATAGTGAAGCCCTTAGAAGCGGCGCTAAAGGAAAGCTTAAGCGTTGCGGTTCCGTTGCCGTTGTCGGTGTAAGCGCTGGAGCTTGCGCCCGTTGCACCCGTAAGGCCTGTCACGCAATCGGCGGAAATATTGACCTGTTCAAAGAAACGCTGGGCGCGATATTCGGCGCCGTGGAACTCGCCAAGCAATCCCGTCTTGTACATATTGGGAGCGCCAACGGGCACAAACTGCTGGCCGTTGCTGGTCAGCACGGCTTCAATATTAGGGTCAATAAAGCCGTAAAGCTTTTCGCTGGTAACGCTGGCAAGGTGAGCGCTTGCACGGGAAAGCGGCAAGAAACCTTCGCCAACAAAGGCGGTCCCGCACTTGCCCAAATCGCCCTGCACTGCCTTACGGGTAACGGCGTTAACGAGCTTCTGGCTGTTGGGCTGGGCAATTTCCTTGTCCCAGTTCAAGTCAGTAACGCTTTCAATGGCGTTAGTCTTAACGCCAATATGCCACGGGTCAAGCGTCAAGGAAACTTCGCGTTCAACGATAGTAACCTTGTCGCCACCGCCAATAGCAAGAGAGTTAACGGCTTCGCCAGTATCACGGACAACGAATTTGTAAGTCTGGCCGTTGCGCTTGCCTTCAAGCTGGCCAGCAAAGTATTTCTTGGAGCCGTTCACAAGATAAGAAGCGGCTTCTGCAAACCTCAACGCGATAAGTTCGGTGAGGCTGTTGGTTTTGACAGTATTAGGCATAATAACCCCTTTTGGAAAAGTTTTTGTCTTACCTTCCGCGCGGGTGTTCGCTCAAGTATTGGTTCCAATAGGCATCGTTTTTAACTACCTTACCGCTTCCGCCGCTTTCGCCTTTAGCCTGTCGGCCTGTCGGCTTGATAGTCTGCAAACCAGCCCTTGTTCCCGCCTTTTGTTCATTCCCTGCGGTCGGCATTTTCTTCTGCTTGGAACGGATAATCTTATCCGCAACCTTGCATTGATTAACAAGCGCGTCAAATGCAACTTCTTTGCCGTGCCGCGTTTTCTTGGACAAAATGTCATTCAAGAAAGCGGGGCGGGTCATAAGAACCCGTAGCACAATAGGCGAAATTTCGCAATCGTCTAGACACCCCAAAATCACCCCTTCGGGGTCGGCGGCGTCCAATTTCTCAACAAATGCGGTTCCAGAATTTTGGAGCAACTGGGCATAGATTTTGCGGTCGGTTTCATCGGGGAAACAAAGATTTACGCGGCGTTCATTTTCGGCCATATCATCGGCCATCTGGTTGTTTACCTGTTCAGCTTGCAAACGCGAAATTTCGTTTTCGTTTGTCTGCATCTTAACAAGCGCCGAAATACTATCTTTGTCAGCCTTGAAATCGTCAGAACCTAGCTTGCCCTTCAATTCGGCGTTTTCGCGCTTAAGCCGTGCTATCTCGGCTTGGAATTGCTGGTTTTGCCGTTTACGCTTGTCCTTTTCTTTTCGGAAAGACTTTGCCCATCGTTCTTCCGCCGTTGGTTTCTTGTCTTTCTCTGGATCGGGTTCGCCTTCCTCTCCAGCCGCCAAGTGTTCGGAACTTTCGGGCGTTCCGCCGTTGGTTCCGCTTCCGACTTCGCCGCCAGCGTTAGCGCCGCTGGGTGGGTTGTCGGGGTTCTCGCTCTCGCCACCTTCCGCCGTTGCGGGTTGCGAATCCGCCGTTTCGGTTGCTGGTTCCTGTTTGTCCCCCTGCGGGTTATTTTCCGTTTCGCCTTTCTGTTTGGAAAGATACTCCAAGGCTTCTTCGGTAGTCATCATAAGCGTTTCGCTCCAAGACGGGATTTAAAGTTCCCCGTGAACTTTTGGCGGTTCATTCCGCCTTTAACCCTAAATTAGTTTTTTGGACCATTTCAGCCTAAAAAAGTTTTTCAGCAAAGAAAAAGAAAAGAACCAAAAGAAATAGAAATATATAGTAAATAAGTCATATAGTAAATAAGACAGATTAGCTCGGCTATTGCCTAGCAATTGCTTTGCAATTGCTCAACACACAAAAATGCCTAATTTAGCGCAAAAACACAAACTTTAAGAGAAATTTTCTCTTAAAAAGTCAATTCCGTAAAATTTTTACGGCAAATGTTAGAAAATCACATAGCAAACCAAAAGCAATTCTACACCTATTGAAAAGCAATTGCTTAGCTATTGCTTATATCTTATTTTATGGCTAAATTGTAAAATCAAATACGCGCGTTTTGAGCCGTTTTTTACTTTAGCTAACCAACTACACCACCAAAACAAAAACCGCCCTAAAAAGGCGGTTTCCGTTGAAACAATGGCTACTTGTTTCCAATTACCAGCCCAAGGCTTTATTTTTCGTAAATAATCCTGTATGGGCCTTAATTCTGCCATTATAGAACTTTCCAAGGCTGTTGCTTGTTACCATCTTTCCGACCATTTCTGGGGTCAAAGAATAGCTGTAGGAACGGCCACCCAAATTCAGCCTAGCAAGACCCAAACTTGGCACAATGCGAACACCGCCAATAAAGCTACTTGAAATCTGTATTGGTCGCCTCGGCTCTTGGTCGCCCTTCCAATACTTTTCTACTTTCTTTGGCTCATCGTAATTTTTAGCCCATTGTTCGGCGCGTTTCTTTGCCGCCGCAATTTGCGCGGGGGTCATTCCAGCCCGTATAAATTGCCTTTCGCGTTCCTTCGTGAATTTGGCAATGTATCTTTTATGTTCGGCGGGCGTCTGCATAAAAGCCGCGTCCTTGAACGCGCGCCCGCTTCCCTTGAAAAGCGCGTTGTGGGTCAGTTGTGGCGCTACTTCGCTGTTAAACTGCATTTTCGCCCCCTGCTATCTTTTCTGCCGTGTCAACCGCCGCTTGTTCCGCTTCTGTCGCGGCTCTCTGCATATCGGCATTTACGGCCTTGTTCTTGATGGCAAGTTCTGCCGCCGCTTTCGCGTTCTGGCTTTCAAGCTTTGCCGTTTCAAGGTTCATCTTGTTTGTTTCGGAAATCCTAAAGCGTTCCATATCGTCCGCCCGTTGTTCGCGGGTATTTAACAGGCTCATTTCGGCGCTTTCGTATTGTTTCCGCAAATCTTCATTTTCCGCCTTGATAGTTTCCAATTGTTCAGCCAGCCCGTCACAAATTCCCTGCATACGGCGCAATTCGTGAATAGCGGCGGGGTCGGTAGGCTGGTCGCTAATAAGCTTCAACTCTGTCGGCAAGTTGGCTATAATATCGGCCTTAATTTCCTTGCTCTGTTCGCTCTTGATCGTGTCAACGTAGTAAAGCGCCATAAGCGGCTTTAGGTTGTCGGGCAACAGGTTAGCGACCATTGCCAGCTCTTGCCGTTTCTTCATATTCTGACTAATAATGGCGGGTCCATTTTCAAGCGTAAACTTTAGATCCACGCCGCCCGTAATTAGCTGTATTACGATACGGCCAATAGTTCTAGTCGCCTTATATGCGTTGTTATAAATGTTCGCTACGTTGCTTTCGGCGTTGACTTGCTGTTGCAAAACTTCGGTAGCGGTCTTGTTGCTTTCGTTAATGCCGTTGATACCCGTTAAAGGAATCCCGACAACATCGGAAAGCAAATTTCTGGTGTTGGCTATCATATCCGAAAGGTCGCTGGTAACGAAACTTTCTTGAATAGGAATAGGCGGCTTGTCGCCCTTGTACATCACCAGCAAGCTTTCATCTTCGTTTAGCTTTTTATAGTATTCTTCTAGCCCGTCCACGGCATCAGCATTTACAATATAGTTAGCCTTTACGCTACGGCCCGCACGTTCCACCATAGTAGAATATGCTATGTTAATTCCTAGCTGTAGGCTAAAGGTCTTGTCAATGATACCCGTATAGATAATATCTCCGTTTCTGAAAGTAGCGAAACCAGCGAAACGGACAATAGGAATATACCTAATAGGCAATTCTCCAGAATCAATTATGGCGTTTCCACAAATCTTGAACCATTCTACATAAGTCCTAGTTTGGCCTTCTACCTTAACGCTTTTCTTTCGGTAATACGTTACAATCTGGATTTTGTTTGCAATATTGGGCCATTGGCCTACATCAACAAAAGTCAATGTCGGTTGCGCTTCTGGATAGTCAAGCGGGACAATGCCGTTACCATAAAGGCGTTTAGCCTTTTGCAATGAAATGTAGTTGACTATTGCGCCCTGTTCCGCATCGGAGCCGTCAACGGCTTGAGCGTTAGGGTCAAACGCTACGGAATTTTGACGGGTTATAAATTCGCCTAGGATCTTGTTTTTGCCCGTCAATTCGTCAGTTTCAACACCCAACACATAATAACCAGCGCCGCAAATAAAACCGCGTCCAACACCTTCAATATATGCGGTCTTGCAATCGCTATCACCTTCGTAATTGTCAATTTCCTTTTGCGTTTCTTCGTTGGTTGTCAGCGCGTCCGCTTCGTCTTTATCTACTTCTGTTTTCTTGCTTTCCGTGTTCTCTAGCGCAATATGCCACGGACTAGCGCTAAACGGGGAAACGGCTGCATTACGCAAAACTTCCCAATTGGAAAAATGCAAGTTAGGTCGCAACTTGTTTGTACGGCGGTAAGTCTTGCAAACGCTATCCGTCCAGAAATTGCCGCCAAACATTTCCAATTGTTCAACCTGTCTTTGAACATCGTCTTTGAAAGTGTTAGACGAATCCAAGAGAAATTCGCCACACTCTTTAATAATTTCCTGTTGCTCTTTTTCCGAATAGTCCATAGCTTACCCGCTTATTTTCCTACATTCGCACAAATGCATAATTTTATATTCGTCTTGTCCAAAATGGTTTTTTGCAAAGTTGGTAATACAGAAACAGGCGGTAGAAGCCTTGAACCTTCCAAAGCCAATTTCCCGCAAACCGCCCCTGTAAATATCGTTCAAATCGTCAAACGTGAAAAGGCCGTTAAAACCTCCGCTGGCAAATCCGCCATCGTGTAAAGCGCTCAACACGTTAAACGCTTCTTTGTTCTTATGCCAATTTGGTAGAAACCACCGCAAAATTTTAGGAACGCTTGCCCCGTTCCACATGAAACCCTTTTTAAGAATTGCGACAAAATAGCCAACATCTGTAAACAAATGGGCTATTAAATCCTCTTTCAGTTCCACCAAATCGCCCTTTTTTCGCTCTGGCCGGAAATCGTCAAAGTAAAAGCGCTGTAGTTTCATATACCCATAAATTAGTTTTTTCAATGACCGAAAGCCTTTAGGAACGCCGCCGCGACCTGTCGGGCGTCCGCGTGGGCCTTTATGTTTTTCCGCTTGTACCACGCCAGACAAAGAGAATCCGCTGTGTCGGGTGAACGGCCTATTAGGGCCTTTATTTCATCTTTTTCTATTAGCTGGATCTTTCCCGTCTTGGTCTTTAGGTAGGTGGTGTGTGTAAATTCTTCGCGGGCCGCTTCGCTGGAAACGTAAAACCCGTTTTTAACCGCGTCCGCGAACTCAAAGTACATTTCTGCTCTGGCGTTTGCATAGGATTTTTTATCTTCTGCCGCTTCGCCAAAGTTAACGCCTATTACTTCCACTTCGCGCCCCCTTACTATAAAGGCCCTCTTGCATAGGTCAAACAAGCCCTTACCGAATCCGCCCGTGTTGTCTATTACAATCTGTAAAGCATCGTATTTGTGGACCAGCTCCCGAACAATAGAGAATTGCGTTTGGGTGTCCGCCTTGGTTGTTTCCACCAGCTCAATAATTCCGCTATCGTCAATTGCCGAAAATATAAACTTGTCGCGGCCTTCCCCAGCGCAATCGCAACCAATGGAAACAAATCCTTTACGGCTCTGCTGGAATTGCGGAAAATCGTCACTATGCAAGACACAAAATTCTAAATCATCGTCCAGAATTTCGCCGTAAAATTCTTGTCTTAAAAAGTTCGGATCGCCGCTTATAAGGTCTTTAATTAGCTGCTTTTCTTCTTCGCTGGCTTTCGGGTTATCGTCCATCGTGACGCCCGTAATAACAAACTTTTCGGGCTTCGGGCTTTTAACCCATTTATCCCATTCGCTACCCTTGTTTGGTGTGCTGGCAAATATCAGCTCTGTAGTTCCGCCGCTGTCACGCATACAGGGAGCCACCGCCGAAAATAGCAAGGTCGGCTTCGGCGCCAGCGCTATTTCGTCAAAGTAAATCTTTCTAATCTTTGTAGCGCCGCGGCTTTTCTTGTAGTTTTCATAGGAAAAATAAAACAGCTTTCCCCCGTTGGGCAAGCTAATAATATGCTTCTTTTCGTTGACTTTAGGGCTAAAACCCCAATTTTCAAGCGTTTCTATGATGAAAGGCAAAAATTGGCCTTCCATTACGCTGTTCGTCTGGCAAAAGTAAAGGCATCGTAACCCCTGCACTAGGTCAACGGCGGCGCTTGTAATCATATAGAAAGACTTTCCAGCCCCACGGCCACAATAAAGGCCCTTAATCCTAGACTTGTTAAAATAAAGCCTGTCTTGGTGGGGTAAAAAGTCAATCGGTATTTTACGGGTTGGCCTTGTCGCTATCATTTCCAACCCGCGTAAAGATAAATTCTACAGGCTCGTTTTTGTCAGTTTCTTCGTCTTTATTGCCGATAGTCGCGTTAAAAGCCGCTATGAATTGCGCCGCATTTGCCGCCCAATCTAGCCCGATCATCTGGAAAAACTTAATAATTGAGTTAAGGTCGCCTTTATCGTAAGCCTTTTTTAGGCCCTTGTATGCAAATTTATATTTGTTGTCTATAAGCTTTTGGCGTTCGCCGACAAAGCCAAACATTCCGAAAAATTCGGCCATTTCTTTAGGCAAGTCCGCTGGCGTTTCCCAGACCTTCTTTTGCTCGGACAAATGGCGCCTAATTGCCAGCCCTTTTAGCCTGTATTCGTTTGCGTTATCTGCTGTAATTTGTGTATTTTGTCCAGCTTCTACTATATTGGGGTTTCCGTTTGGATTAGACACAAAAAACCCCCTTTGATAAGGGGGGCAAAATTCCAATAAAACAGCCGTTAACAGCCGTAAAATTCCCGAAAAATCGGAAATTTATGTTTTGCAAATATTTCATTTGCCCCTCGCGTTTTAATGCGTTCCGCGTGAACGCTATTTATTTCTTACAAGCCTAAAATATCGGCGCTGGTCACGGGCTTGCGGTATGCCGTTACCCGTTCCAATTCTGCAATCCGCTTGCCAAGGTTCGCCACGATCGTTTCAAGGGCCTTAACGCGCGTTTCAAGGGCGTTTTGTTCCTCGCTTGACACGTTGCCAGCCTTGGGCGCTTCTGGCTCCTTTGGTGCTTCTACGGCTTCGGTCGCTTCGGTTGTGTTCTTCTTCGGCCTTGCCATCTTGCTAGTCCTCTTCGGTTTCGGGTTCTTCGGTATCTTCTACCATTTCAACGGCTTCGGCGTCATACATCGGACCAGCGTTGCGGGCGTTCTCGCCACCAAACAGGATTTCGCGGAATTCCGCCGCTTCATCTTCGGTAAATTCGTACTTTTCGGCCAGCTTTTCAAAAAAGTCCACGATAGCGGTCAAAAAGTCCTTTTCCTGCATTTCTTCTTTTTCCATCTTAAACCCCTTTTCGGTTACAACATTAAATTAGTTTTTTCAAAAAGGAAAGCCAGCCTTTAAATCGGCTGGCCTTAAATTTAGTCGTTTTTCATTTCTTCTGGAACTGGCGCTTGTTTTTCTTGTATTGCCTAATTGCCGCGTCAAGGTTAAGCCTAACCTGTACTTCTGAAAGCCCGCTTTCAATTAGGAATTGCGACAAAGCAAAGAACGCAATAGCGGCGTCTTTGATCGTAGCATTTATTTCTACGTTTTCAGCTTCGTCAATCTTGATAGTAGAACATTTCTTTTTGTCTTTTTTGAAAATCATTTGCAAACTCCTTCATATTTTAGCATTTGAAACATATCTGGCTCAAATCTTCCAATTGTTTTCTTTTTTGCTTGTTCAAAAAAATTTCGGTCAATTTCAAAACCATAAGATTTTCTTGATAATTCTTGAGCCGCCAATAGTGTAGTTCCACTACCACAACAAGGATCTATAACAACATCTCCTTCATCTGTAAAAATGTTGATTAATTTCTTTAACAGCGGAACCGGCTTTTGTGTCGGATGCACCTTTTCTGTTTTTGAATCTCGCTCCCAGTCAATGCAATTAAAAATCATCTTTCCGTTATTGTTGAATTTCGGCAATTTGTCACGATAAAAAATCAATCCATATTCACAATTTCCAACAATCTTCATATTTGCTTTCAAAACCTGTGCCGAAAAATCTTTTCTAAAAATTAAATTTATGTAGTTCGGCAATCCATATTTTCTACCTAATTCAATAAACTTAAATTGTTGCTCAAATTCGCAAAACAGAATCATACACGGGGCTTTGCCTTTTTCTTTCGGTTCCTTGACAAGCATTTTAGAACAAAAGTGCATAAATTCTGCCGGCCTAAATTCGTTCTCTGAATAGAAAAACTTTTTACCAGCTTTATCGCTTTCTCCATTCTTGTTATCTCCGTCAATATACCAAGATGGATTAGATCCGTATGCGTTTGTTCCTAGGTTATATGGAACATCAGCGATAATAAGTTGAGCCTTTGGAATCTGGTAAACTTTATAATTCTGAAATGAATCACGATAAAGGTGCATATCGTATTTATGAAATTCGTTATTCATTATTCTCCAGCCTTTTTTATAGTGAAACAACTCCTTATTTCGTTTCTTTCAATTCAAAATTTCCAGCTCTTGAACGCTTGACCCAGTACCAAACAGCTACACGGCTAACGCCGTATTTCTTCGCCAAATTGTGTAGCGAAATTTTACCGCGTTCATATTCTCTAACCATCTTTTCACGTTGCGTTGGCGTAAGTTTCGGCTTAATGTTCATAGAACTAAAACCAGCCATTTTCCGTATTGTCATTACATCGGCTTTAGTAAGCCCGTATTGCTCACCAATAAAGAACGCTTGCTGGCGATCAACGGAAAACGGCATAAAGAAGCACTTACAAAAATTTTCAAATTCTTCTTTAGTCATTTGCTCCCCCATTGAACTTTTCGCGTGCCTTCGCTTCTGGCGTAAGCCTGTAGACAAAATCCATTCCACGAATAGCAACGGCCGCAACTTGTGCCAATTCCTTTAGGCATTGTTTGTAGTCGCCATCAATGAAGGCTTCCATAGCTTCAAGCACTTCTTCTCTAATAACCAAATAAAATTCAGACGTTCCAGCATCTTCGTAAAGATCATTTGCACCTCTAGTTTCTGCAAGCATACCTTTAACGCCGTCTTTGTCAATGGTGCAAAAGTCATCGCATACTTTCGGGTGCTTTCTTTCGGCGCTTACAATGGCCGCTTCTACATCTGCCAAAAAATCCTTTCTCAACTTAATATCCATCTTGATTAACTCCTTTTACTTTCCAAAAGTTCCAGTTCTTTTTTTAGTCTTTTAATTCGGCGTTCCTTATCTTTTTCAATTTCTTTAGCTCTAAGTTCCGAAAGTCCATCAATATCGTTCATTCTGTGCCAAATAATATAGCACCAACCAAAATACTTGTTTCGTTCATCATTTAGAATTTTATATTTTTCAAGCAAAGCAACATATTTTTTTGCAATTTCTATTTCTGTCAAAGTTGCGTTTTCTTTTTTTTCTTCCGCAATAAAACGAATTTGTTTGTTTTTAAGTTCCATACTAGCTCCTTTGAAAAAAAAGCGCCACGCCACCCAGCGGGCGCCCGTTAGATTATTCCCAAGGCATCGCGCTAGGGTTAGGCGTACTATTGAACTTTGGCGTAAGAATCTGCAAGTTCTCGCCTACAAGTTCAGCAACAAACCTGTTTTGCCCGTCTTGGTCTTGGTATGTTCTAAAGGTCATTTTCCCAGCAACATAAACGCTTGTGCCCTTGTGCAATTCAAGCGCTTTAATAGTGTCTGCCATATTGCCCCAGAAAACAACATTAAACCAAGTTGTATTTTCCTTTTGTTCGCCATTTGCGCTCTTGTAACGTTCAGTAACAGCCACCGAAAGGCTACACTTTGCGCGACCGCTGGTATTGTAGCCCAAGACTGGATCTTTTCCAAGGTTACCAATAATCATACATTTGTTCAAATAAGCCATTATTTAGTTCCCCTTTTAACTTTCTTTGCCATCTGGTAAACGGCAAACCTACAGCCGTTTTCGGTCTTGTACTCCGCCACGATCGCCATATTATGCACCTTCTTAAGATGGCGCACAATTTCAGCAAGGCAAAGAGAACGGCACAATTTCCAAGCGTCCAAGGCGGTAAGTTTGCGCCCGCTTTCAAACGCTTCTTTGATAATCTGCACTTTTGATTTTTTTTGTTTCATTGTTTTTATTCTCCTATTTTATGGTTTTCTTCTTTCAAAGCATTTTTAACGTGTTGTAACAATTCTATTGCCTTGTCTGCAAAAAGAGTAAACTGGTTATGGTCCGAAATTCTGTTAAACGCTTCTAGAACATTAATAATAACAACATTGTCAGTTGTTTTATACTTTTCAATATGTCTTTTGTAAGACGCAATTGAATTGTTTGGATCTTCAAACGTTCCAAAATCGTACCTGTGACAATCCCAATTTCTTAACCAAACAAAATTTTCACCAGTAATTTCATTAAGTCTAAAGAGGCAGTTTTCAAGCATCTTTTTTTTACATTCCGCTTTGTTCATTATTTGCACCATTTCTGTTTAGTTGTTTGTGTTTTTCTTGATTAAGTTCATAACATCGGAATAGAAAGCAGCCTGTTGCGCCCTGTCGGTAATATCGTTAAGCGACTGGTAGCAGTTCCTTTCAAGCGCAACCCTCACTTCTTCGGGGCTAGTCTTGGCAATATCGGCCATCACCTCTGCAAAAGGTTTCTTTTCGGGTTGCTTGGCTTCTGGCTTTCTAGGCGTTTGCTTTCCCTGCTTCGGTTCGTCACGCCCTACAGAAGCGTCTAGCTGGTCGGCTTCGGCAATCTCATAGGCATTTTGATAAAGATAGCGTTTAATATAGGTTTGGACGGCTCCCTCGTTTTGGATTTGATGGCAAGCCTTAAGCTTTGCACCATCGGGAGAATAGGCAAAAGAGAAAGTAACCTTTTCTTCTGGCTTCTCCGTGTTCACGATCTCCAGAGTTGCCGTGTCACGCAAGAATGAAAAAGCGCTAAAAAGTTTAAGGTCATTGTTAACCTTGTTTACAACGGGCAAAATTTCGGAAAGTTCAAAATACTTGAATCCCGCGAAAGTGTTGTTACCTGTCTTGGAAAGGCCCTTTTCTGCAATCTGCAAACGGGCCGAATTTAGTTTTTCGTAAATATTCATATTGTCCAGCCTTTGCCCTTTTGGGCGTTGTTAAGTATAATATAGTTTAACTCTTTTGTGAAGTCAAGAAAAATTATTTTAACATTTCGGAAATTACAAGCTTTGAAGCGGTAGCCATCGGCGCCCGTACCTGTTCAAGGTATTGTATAACCTTTATAAGCTCTTTGCTTGGCTGTCCGCTTAAGCTAAAATAGCAACGATCGCCACGGCCTGTAATGCGTACACCCGCGCCGTTATGCTTGATTTCTATAGTAGTATCCATTACTTAAACTCTCTTTCTATGTTCAACAATGTTTCAACGTATCTAACAGCCGCTTTGTAACATTTCCCAGAAATTTCGCTGTCTAAATACGCTTTTTTTATCAATTCTTCGCCTGTCCCATAGAAACACCCAACTTTCCACATATTGTTAGAAAGCGTATATGTAAAATATCGGCCAGAACTCCAATTGTTTTTTAGTACGATATAATCCGCATTGTCGTACACCTTCGCATCGCCGCACACCTTCGCATTGCCGTACACCTTCGCATTGCCGCACACCTCCGCTTTGCCGTACACCTTCGCATCGCCGTGCACCTCCGCATTGTCGCACACCTTCGCATTGCCGTACACCTCCGCATCGCCGTACACCTCCGCATCGCCGTACACCTTCGCTTTGCCGCACACCTCCGCATCGCCGTGCACCTCCGCATTGCCGCACACCTCCGCTTTGCCGTACACCCACGCATCGCCGCACACCTCCGCATCGCCGTACACCTCCGCATTGCCGCACACCCACGCATCGCCGTACACCTTCGCATTGCCGTACACCTCCGCATCGCCGTACACCTTCGCATTGCCGCACACCTCCGCTTTGCCGTACACCTTCGCATTGCCGCACACCTTCGCATTGCCGCACACCTTCGCATCGCCGCACACCCACGCATCGCCGTCTTGATCTAGGTTTTTTTCGCTTTCAATCCAGCCGCCAGCTTCTCCAGCGGCTACATTTGCGAAAGCCGTAACGCATACTATTTTATGCAATGTACGGCCCAAAATAACTTTTGTTTCGTCAGTCAATTTGTATTTCATTTTTAGCCCTCCAGCAAGGCGCAAAGCCAAAGCATAGCGCCGTAAGAAATAATAATGACAATCGCCAAAGATACATTTATAATCTGGTCTTTCATTTTACACCTCTGGGAAAAGAAAACCGCCACGCTTGTATGTTGCAACTTTTTCTTTTGCATCATAATCAATAAAATACTTTGCAATTCTCTTGCTGTTCGTGCGGTTGTTTAGCGCCAAAGTTCCGTAAAAGTCAAGCATACAATATAATGTTAACTTTATATCTTGCACATTAAACGCATCTTCTACAGGCCAAAAAGCAAACGGCTTGCCCTGCCAATAAACCACCATTTGCAAACTGCCTTTGTAGCCTGTATCTTCTTTGGGACGAAAGATAGCGACTTTATCCCAAGCCTTTTTAATGCCCTGTTCTTTTAGCGGTAAATAGATTTTGTTTTGCTTTTTCATTTTGTCCAGCCTTTGTTGTGTCAAGCACCATCGCCCGACAATTATAATATACATTAATTTTTTGTAAAAAGCAATAGTTTTTAACAAAAATTTTAATTTTTCTAGAAATTTCCGTTTTTCGCTCAAATTCGCTAATTCTGCTCTATAAATTCTTCTACACTTTTCGGCGTGTTGTTCATTTGCTGGGTAATGGCGTAAAATCTATCGTTGATAAATTTCAAATAGATTTCGTTAACGATCCATTTAGGCGTTTTTCCGCATTGCGCGTACTCAAAAACAAATTCTTTTTCAAATGGATATTCCTTGCAATATATTTCGTTGTTTTTCGCGTTTTCGCTTTTTGCAAATTCGCTGGATTTAATTTCATCATCTAGAACAACATCTGCAATACGCCTGTAGTATATCACAAAAGGCCAATCAAGTTTTATAGTAAAACGGCAATGGCCAAAACCAGCGCTTTTCTTTTCTACTTTCAAATTATCGATATAAAACTTTTTTATAACAGAATAGAAAAGCCTTTGATCGTCTGGGAAATAAGTGTGTTCTGTTACAAAGTCTAAAATATGCTTAAATTCCTTGTAGTTTCTTGCTTTCCAATTAATAGCGAAATAGTCTTTATTAGCCTTGATAAAAGCTTTTACAGCCTTGTCGCAATCCACAAAATGCAAGAAACCGCGCAAATCAAAACTATTAAACTTTTCTTCAAGCCTAACTTTCTTCAAATCATCTTCAAACTTTCCCATTGTCCAGCCCCTTTAGATCGTTTGTTATTTTGTCCTTTATCTTGTCAAAGAGTTTTATTATTTCCTTTCTCCCGTCATTTTCTAAATTCCCATCGTCTTGTAATCGGTAATAAAGAATATTTCGCATCATATCTGTTACAAAATCGGCGCTATTCCCTCTATGAATAGAAATACTACAATCTTTTGCAAGCGGGCTACAGGTTCCGTAAGTTTTATGGCCATAGCCAAAACGAAAATAAACAAATAATCCAAAACGGCAAACTTTTATATCTAGATAAGTTTTTATATAGGATCCAATTTCATAACGCTTTATAAAACCGCGAAACATTTTGTTTTCGTCTGTTATTGCTGGCTCCCAATCGCGCGCCAACAATTCGCCGCCATATTCTAAATCGTCAATCTCTGGCAAAAAGGATAAAGTACAAGTTTCTTTCATCTTTGCCCCGCTTTCAAGTGTTCCGCAATTGCGCCCGTTATTTGCTTTAGATCACCGCTAGGCGCTTCCTCTGGTGATGGTAGCAATATAGGCTTACTTTCTTTTAGCAAGAGCCTATAACCTTCAAGCAAGACTTTAACCGAAGGTAAAGCCCTTAATTCTTTATCCTTTTTCCAAGGCAAGAAGCCGTATTTAACATTTTGTGTGCAAGCATAGCCCACGGCCTTGTTTTTGTATGCGGCTTCAAGATCAGCGATCGTTACTGCGCTTGGATAAAATCCACGTTCCGCGCGATACTCCCGCGCTTCTTCAAATAGCCTTTTCAACAGCTTTGTCTGGCACGGCATAGCGTAGATTTTTTCAATTTCGTAAGCAAGCGTTTCTTTTTCTGGAACACTCTGGCGATTTGCCAAAAATTCATTTTTCAGCAAGTAGTAAATTACTTCACGGCGGATTTGAGCCGCCAGCCTGTTTACCTGTTCTTGTGTCATTTAGTCCAGCCCGTAAAAGTGTTTTTGTTCGTCTGTCAGCATTTCGGCGGCGTTTTGCGCGTCCCGCTGGCGTTCCTGTTCCTTGAAACCATTTGCACCCTGCCGCCTTTCCTGTTCCGCGATCTTGTCTGCCACCCAACCGCGAAGGGCGGCCGCATCGGATTTATACTTTTTCCCGCTTTGTTCTTTGTAGTTCTGCAAAATATAGGCCATCTTTTCCAACTTGGCACCGAACCGCCTTTCAAGGTCGGTTCTTTCCTTTTCGGTCACATTGACCAGCGCAAAGCCGAATAAAGGCGCTTTTGGTGGCTTTGGAGCCACTTTTTTTGTTTGGTCGGGTGTTTCCTTGGGTTCGGGTTTTTCGGGCTTTGTAGCGGCCTTTCTCTTTGATCCATTGGCCCTGTAAAGGTCGCTTCTTTGCTGGCACCTTTCCAGCATTTTAGAAGCGCTTTCCCGCGCTTTACCGTCCATTATGCAATCTACAGAATTGCTAATTAGACCGATTAGCCATTGCTGGACAATCTCTCCAGCGTCCGCCGCTGTGCGTCCAGCTATAACCGCCATAAGGTCGGCTGGGTAAAAGTCAAAGTGAAAAAACATAGTCCAGCCCAAAGACGAAAGGGCGGCGCCGAAATGCTGGACTATTTCTAACGCCGCCCCCCGTCATATTGAAAGGAGAATAAAAACACAAACAATGTCCAGCAAGAAAGAATATAGGATTTTTCAACCAACAAAGCAAGTAAATAAAAAGTTACAAAAGAAAAGAACCAAAAGAAAAAGCAAAGCAATATAGACAAATAGTCATATAGACAATAAGTAAAGATTGCTTCGCTATTGTTAAGCTATTGCTTTAACTTTATGTCAACACAATAGGCAAATACTTTGCAAGCTGGTTGCGTAGCGTATATTCGCTTACCTTCCACAAATCATTACCACGATGGCCCGAAGGGTCATACACACCATCGGTGTAGTTGATGTATCCGAATATTTCTATTGTAGCGCCCTCAATACCTTGTTCGTAAAACCAAAGTGAAGAACACCCTTGTAGCTCGGTTGTACCATACGGGAGTTGCTCCGTATAGACGGAATCCATAAACAAGTGATAAGACGAACCGAAATATGCGGGATAATTCTTGACCAAAAAATCTGAAATTTGGACAAGCGAATCGTAAGAACGTGCAAGTATTTTTTTACTTGGGCTTTCGGTATAGAACTGCGCATTACTATGCCTAGGGGTGCAATGATGATCAACGTAAAAGTCGGGATTGATATAATCTTTTAGACCTTCAATCAACTGCACTTCAAACTCACTATCTGGAGAAGACCCCGACCAAGTATGGGCATCAATTGAACCGCTTGGCACCCATTTAGAAGTTCCAAAATTTCTGTTCAAGTCAACATTATTGGCGTTCATTCTTTGCGGGTGAATTATTCCGTATCCATTTGTACAAGGCATAATCCATACGTCAAAAAGCGAAAGAATGGTGAACAAATCACTAGAAATATTTTTCAGCAAGTGAGCCGCAAGCGAATAGCAATTAACGCTAGAATAATATTCTTCCCCGTGTACGGCACCGACAATAAAAAGTTTCTTTTTTGGGAAAGCTGTCAAATTTCCCGCCGCTTCATTGATATTAGAAATCTTGTAAATGTATGTCTTGTAAGCTGGTGTTTCAAGATAGTCGGGATCGCCAGCGGATACACCATTAGCATATCTAGGATAAGACAATTCTGCAAGCGTAGCGGCATCATATTTAGTTATAAGTGACGGGTAATCTGTCACAAGGTCATCAAACAAATCATAAATTTGTTCCATTCTCGTGCTTTGAGAAAGGTCTAAATCTTCCAAAAGTGCGCCTAGCTGTTCAAACGGCGTAGCGTCATTCGGTATATCGTACTTTTCTAGCACATTCAATCGTCTTGAAAAGTCTTCTTTAATTTCGTCAATGTAATTTTGGACAGGGTAAGGTACTTTAAAAGATTTGTTAGACTGTATATGTAGGTTAATGATAATTTTCCCGTCACAAGGGGCTACAAGTTCTATTCCCGTTGCGGGCGTTTCATAGTTAGGCCCAGCAACAGAAACCACCTTGTCCGAGGAGTCAACGAAACACCAAAGACGGGAAGCGGAACCGCCTACACCTATTAACTTATACACAAAATCTTTTTTACAATTGTAGACAATGTAAGCAAAAGCCCCAGCACTTACGGGCGTATAGTTAACTACGTTTCCTATCCCCACATTTGTCGCTATATAGCAACCTGTCGTAAATTGAGTAATAATTTCTTTATACAGCTTGCAGTATTGATTTACAATTTCAAAATTTTCAGTTAAATAATCTTGGATAGAAATTTTAGATTTAAAATAAGGGCTTCCTATATTTGGCGATTTTTCCGTATTTAAGATAATTTTCCCGTCACAAGGGGCTACAAGTTCTATTCCATCGGAACCAGAACTTGCTCCAGTCGGCGCAACAGAAACCACCTTGTCCGAGGAGTCAACGAAACACCAAAGACGGGAAACGGAACCGCCTACACCACGGATTTTAATGGCTTCTCCAAATTGACAGGAGCGCACCAGACAACAAAAAACTCCATTATAAGTTAAAGTGTATGAAAGAGTCTGTCCAATTGCCAAATTAGTTGCGATATAATAATTGGGGATAGCTTCCGTGATATAGTCTTTGAAAATGGAGCAGTTGTTTTTTATATCATCATATAGAACTTCGCAAGACACTACAGCCTTAATGTAGCGTCCAGACATACTATATGAATTATATATAATCTTACCATCGCACGGGGCGACCAAAAAAGCATCTTTAAGCACTAAATCAACAGGCGCAACAGAAACCACCTTGTCCGAAGTGTCAACGAAACACCAAAGACGGGAAGCGGAACCGCCAGACCCGAAAATCTTAAACACATCGCCTTTCTTGCAAGGCAAAACAACATACTTAAATCCACCAGCACTTACAGGAGTATAATCTACAACGTTTCCTATCCCCACATTGGTCTTAATATATAGAGAGGTCGGCGCCGAACTCAAAAAATCTTTGAAGATAAGGCAATCGTTTTCAAGATACTCCAACACTTCGGAAACGTCTGCAACGTGTGCGTGAGCAGCACTCCACGCCCCGTAGTGGTCCACATCAAAGCGATAAAGTTTGCCATCATAGACCACAAATTCGTTGACAAGATACTTGTGGTCAGCATCTCTTGTCGGGTCAAATGCCTGCGCCACGTTGCCTGCGAGTGTGTTCTGTGCAGTCAGCTTAAGTAAGCTATCATTTTTCATTTTGCGGGAACCATTAGTTGCCCCATCAATGGCTATATAGTCATCGTTTGCAAAGTCGGTGGCGGTATTGCCTAAAGCGTTAATTCTCATTTTGTGCCTTCCTTACCTTACATATTCGTAGGTGGCTGTTACAATTGTTCCGTTGTTGTCAAATTCAAGGTCATAATCTACTCCGCTGTCGCGCAACTGCAAATTACCTTGATAATATGCCTTGTCCTTATTGTAAAACAAAACATCT